CACGCAGGCTATACGCGATGCTGGACAAGTGGGATCGAAAAGGGTGGTGGGATTCGGGCGTCACGCTTCGTTCCGGCTGGCTCACGACGAAGGGTGAGAAGGCTTTCGCGGAGTGGGCGAATTCGTGAGTCGCACCCGCTCTAACGCCGCTTCGCGCGCGCGCGCGACCTTCGATGACGCGTTGATCGGCCGCATCGCAGCGCGCCACGCGTCCGGGACGTGGCTCAAGCACGCCTGCGCGCTCGAGGAGTGCTCGGTGGAGGGCTTGCGCGACGCGTGCGTCCGCGAGCCTCGATGGGCTGTGGTCATCGAGAAGGCGCACGCTGAGGGCGCCGAGGTGATGCGCCTGCGGATGCTCGAGGCGGGCACCGAGGAGGATGGCGAGGGGCGCACGGTGCGCGTCGGCGACTGGAAGCGCGAGGCGCATATGCTGGAGCGCTGGGACCCGGGAACGTTCCACCTGGTGAGCAAGAGCGAGAGCAAGACCGAGCTCACCGGCAAGGACGGCGCGCCGCTGGTGCCGGTAGTGCCCAGGACGCGAGCAGAGACGCTTGCGGAGCTGGAACGCCTCAGGCAGATTGCCGCAGAGACAGCGACGGACGTGGACGACATTGAGAAAGGCAGATGACGAATGACGGTTAGCTACAAGCCTCACCGAGACCTGATCTTGTGCCAGCTCATCCAGCGCAAGAAGATCGGCTCCATCGACCTGCCCGACGACTACCAGGAGAGCAACCCACGCGCTCTGGTGGTGGACGTGGGGCCCGGTCGTATCGTCATCCTCGGCGATGAGATGGTGCGCGAAGCCATGCCGTGCGTCGTCGGCGACGTGGTCATGATCGACGCGTCGCAGGGCTGGCACGTCCACACGGACGCGACGGGTGCCTACGCGCTTTTGCCAGCCTCGGCCATCCTGGCGACGGTGGTGGGCGACGAGGAGCACGAGGCAGCGATGCCGCCCAAGGCTGCCGAGCCGGCGCTCATCGACACGGACACGACGCTGGACGTGAAGACGCAGCTTCGGGCGCTCAAGCGTGCGGGGCGGCGGCATTAGGTGACGCCCCCCTTCCCCCACCTCATCCGGTCCGCCGAGGAGCGCGACACGTCGTTCCTCATCGGCTGCTGGCTGGAGGGGTGGAAGAGCGCGGCGCCCAAGGGTACATGGCGGCACTCGCTGCGCTGGCCCCGGTACCGCGTGCAGCAGACCGCCATCATCAAGGCCATCCTGGCCCGGGGCGTGGCCGTGGTAGCGTGCGTGCCGGAGGACTCGGACCACTTACTGGGCTTCGCGGTGGGCGAGGGCACGTGCCTGCACTACGTGCACGTGAGGCCGGAGCGGCGTAGGCTGGGGCTCGGCCGGCTGCTGGCGGAAGGGCTCGAGCTGCCACTGGCCGAGGCGTCGCACATGACGCCAGCGGGAGAGCGGCTGGCGAACAACATGGGGCTGTGGTTCAACCCTCTCTCGGCGATGGTGGTGTGATGATCCTCCGACTCCTGCACTCCATCCGCGTCAAGCGCCCGGCTGGCGAGGGCTGGGACGAGGTGCACACCATCACCAGCGATATCGGTGGCATTTCGGAGGTGGGTGGCTCCGGCTACTGGATTTCACACCCTCCAGGTGGCCCCCACGTTACGTTCGTTCCGTACTCGAACGTCCGCAGCTTCGAGCAGGTCAGAGACACGTCCCCGACGAGCATCGAAGCCCCATCGGACACGGCGAGCTCGCCGAGCACGACCACTGACAGCCCCAAGCCCGGCACTCGCCAGCGCCGCCGCAGTCCGCCGCCGTCAGGCACGTGACGCCGCACCACGAGCCCATGCCGCCCGGGTTGACGCAGGTGTACGGATGAGCGCACTCGAAGCCGTTGACGCCTGCCCCGCCATCGGCTGGGAAGCCCGCGCACCCGACTCGGAGGTAGTCGCCCGTGTGGAGCGAGGGCTGGCAGCCGGCGAGGATGAGGGCGAGGATGGCGATGCGCATGCCTACGAGGTAGCGCTGGATCGGGCGGGCGCAACGGCTGGACGCTTGCTCAGATGAGCGACGCCGACCTGGAGCGTCTCCGCGCTGACCTGTGCGTGACGATTCCATTCTGCCCGCACGAGCCGAGTCGTCGACAGAGGGCGTTCCTGGCCCTGACCGAGCGTCGGGAGGTGCTGTACGGCGGCGCTGCGATGGGCGGCAAGACGGATGCGCTGCTCATGGCAGCGTTGCAGTACGTCCACGAGCCGGACTACTCCGCGATCATCCTGCGCCGCACGATGACGGATCTCGAGCTCGACGGCTCGATCCTCTTCCGCGCGCACCAGTGGCTTGATGGGGTCCCTGGCATTCGCTACGACGGCCGGAACTTCCGCTTCACCTTCCCCAGCGGCGCACGCCTCTCGTTCGGCTACATAAACGAGGAGCCGGACCGCTTCCGCTACAAGTCCACGGAGTTCCAGTTCATCGGCTTCGATGAGCTGACGACGTTTACCGAGCCCATGTACACGTACATGTTCTCGCGCCTACGCCGGCACAAGGACAGCCGCGTGCCGCTGAGGATGCGGGGGGCGACGAATCCCGGCGACGTGGGCCACGGCTGGGTGATGGCGCGGTTCGGGCTGACCAAGGAAGGTAAGCAGCTCGACCAGTGGACCTACAACGGCCAGCCACGGACGCGAGCCGACTGCGCGTTCGTGCCAGCGAAGGTGCAGGACAACCCCGCGGCGGACTCGGAAGACTACCTCGCATCGCTCGCGCGGATGAGCGACACGACGAGCTACGACCAGCTCGCGCTCGGCATCTGGATTCTCGACGATGGGCAGCGCGTCTACCGGCACGATCCGTCGCACGACGTGGCGACGCTGCCCGCGCAGGACCCGAACGGTCGGCCGCTCGACCCGGGGCAGTGGATCCGCGCGTTCGTCGCCGACCTGGGCGCCTCCGAGGTCAAGCCGACGACGGGGTTCGCGGCAGTGGCGTGGCACCCGCACCACCCGCACACCTACGTCGAGCGCGCGTGGAAGGAAGCGGGCATCATCCCCGCGACGCTGGCGGAGAGGTTTCAGCGGGAGATCGGCACGTACGGCGATGGGCTCATCTGCATCATCGACGAGGGCGCTCTGGGGCATGCGTACGGCAACGAGCTTCGCGTACGGTACGGCCTGCCGATCATCGCGGCGGAGAAGAGCGAGAAGCGCTCCAACCGCAGACTGCTCAACGGCTCGCTCGAGAAGGGCGAGACGCACCTCATCAAGGGCGAGTGCGACGCCGTGGCTAGCGAGTGGGCGAGCCTCGTGTATGCTAAGAACGGCCTGGACGAGGCGGCGGGGCTTGCCAACCACTGCGCTGACGCCGTACTGTACGGGTGGCGCTACTCGCAGGCGCATCGTTCCGAGAGCGTGGCTGTAGAGCCGGAGTTCCAATCGCCAGACTGGTGGGCGGCAAGGGCAGCGGAGGCCGAGAGGCAGGACCGCGAGCCGGTGGACGAGTCGACCGCCTATGAGCGATGGTGATTGCAGGTACTGCAACGGCGATGAGTCCAAGTGCATCCGTGGCGGGTGCGTCCATTGCTGCGAATGCGGCAGGCCGCTGCGTGTGCCGGCGGTCGTCAATCCCAACCTGGACCCGTACGGCCACGCGCTGCGCGCCATCCAGTCCCTTCGCGGCTGGGGCGCTGTCTCGGTGCGTGTGGGCGATATCTCGGCCACGTTCGCGCCGCCACTAGGGCTGCTGCCAGAGGAGCCGCCTACCGCGCCCATGACCGACGAGGAGCGCCAGGCGGAGGCCGAGCGGCATCTGTTCGGGAGCGCTGACTGATGACGTCCGGCAACTTCCCTACGGCTGCCACGGACCGCGCTGACCTGCGCTGGTGGACCAAGAAGCCAGAGGACACGAACGACCTGGAGCTGGCCGGTGCCGTCGTCGCGTACGCGCGGCACATCGAAGAGGCTGGCTCGCAGAAGTTCCGCGAGCAGATGTTCCAGCGTCATGCGCGCATGTACGGCAACGCGGAGATCCTGGGGCTCAAGCCGTGGGAGTTCACCGCGTGGCGAGCGCACGAGACGCGCCTGCAGATGAACGTGATCGCGTCGTGCGTGGACACTGCCACGGCGAAGATCGCAGCCAACCGCCCGGCCCCTCAGTTTCTCACGAACGGCGCTGACTTCGAGCTGCGCCGCAAGGCGCCGAAGCTCAACAAGTTCGGCAAGGGCATGCTCCACCAGTCTCGCAGCTACGAGACCGGGCCGACCATCTTCCGCGACGGCTGCATCTTCGGCACGGGCATCTCCAAGGTCATCGGCGACAAGGACGAGAAGACCATCGGCAATGAGCGCGTGTTCCCGTGGGACATCCTCATCGAGGACCGCGACGGCCACAAGGGCAAGCCGCGCACGCTCACCCAGCGCGCCCACATCGACAAGGCTGTCCTGATCGAAGCGTGGCCACAGCATGCCGACGCCATCGTCCAGGCGTCAGCCAAGGGCGACAAGGGCGACGCGTCAGCCTCGGACCAGGTGGTGGTCTACGAGTCCTGGCACCTCAAGAGCGGCCCCAAGGCCACGGATGGCCGGCACGTCATCGTCATCGACGGCGCGACACTCTACCAGGAAGCGTGGGACCGGCCGACGTTCCCGTTCGCGGTCTTCCGCTGGGAGAACCCGATCGCCGGCTGGTGGGGTCGCGGCATTGCCGAGCGCCTCACGGGCATCCAGATCGAGATCAACAAGCTCCTCGAGCGTGTGCAGCGCTCGATGCATCTGCTCGGCGTCACGAAGATCATCCTACAGGCTGGCTCGGGCGTTCCGAAGGCCCACCTCAACAACGACATCGGCGCGATCCTGACGGTCAACGCGGGAGCACAGGCGCCCACGGTCGTCCCGCAGCAGAGCGTCCATCCAGAGATCTTCGCGCACCTCGACCGTCTGTACCAGCGCGCGTTCGACGAGGTGGGCATCTCGCAGCTCGCAGCGCAGAGTCGCAAGCCCGTCGGCCTGGACAGCGGCAAGGCGCTCCGCGAGTTCTCTGACATCGAGTCGGAGCGCTTCGTGGTGCCGGGCCGAGCCTACGAGCAATGGTTCATGGACGTCGTGGCGCTGGGGCTGGACGAAGCTCGGGCCATCCCGGGGTTCAAGGTCGACGTGCCCGACAAGAACCAGAAGATCGAAGTGAAGTGGACCGACGTGAACCTGGACCGCGATGCGTACGTGCTCCAGTGCTTCCCGGAGTCGCTCCTGCCGCAGACGCCCGCGGGCCGCTCTCAGCAGGTGAGCGAATGGCAGAAGGCCGGGTGGATCACCTCCGAGCGCGCGATGGAGCTCGCAGACATCCCCGACCTCGAAGAGGCCGGCGACATCGCCACCGCTCCGCTCCGCGCCATCCGCTCGCGTGTCGCGGCGATGCTCGACGAAGACGACTACCAGGCGCCCGAGTCGTACGACAAGCTCGACGTGTGCGTCAGCTACACGCTGGCGGTCTACCTCGATGAACGCGAGAAGGGCTGCCCTGAGAAGAAGCTCGACCTTCTCCGCCGCTACATGAACGAGGCCGCGGCGATGCTCCAGCCGCCGCCCGCTACGCCGCCCCCAGGACCTCAGGCGCCGCCGCCTGGTGCGCAGATGCCGCCGGCTCCAATGGCCGGGCCGTCTGGTCAGCCCATCATGAGCGG